TTTGTGCGCGACTACGCCCGACGTAACGACGGCTACGCGCTGGTGCAGCCGGTCGTGGACTTCATCAACGCGCACCCTGACCCGCAGATCATCCGCTCCGTGGAGGAACTGGAAGCCCTCGACCCGGACACAGTGGTGATGGACGGCGACACCACCGGAGGTCTCTACTTCGTCCGCCAGTACCGTGATGCCGACTGGTACGAGAAGGGGGTCTACGAGCGATACCTCCCCGCCGTTGTCATCCGCGAGGGTGCCGAGGTCCGCGCCGCAAACAAAGCACTGAACAAGGAGACTGGCAATGACGGTCTGCTGTGAACACAACCCCTGTCCTGGCAAGCCTCGGTGGTTCCTCACCCGCTTCACCACCCGACTCTGGCGATGCCCGCAGTGCGGACAGTGCTGGTGCACTCGACTCCGCAGGCTATGGGGCGAACCCGACGGATACGACTGGGTGCGCGTCATCCCGAACACCTCTACCAAGGAGACCACCAATGACTGACATCACCGACCAGGACCGGCGCGACGCCCGACAGTGGGCGGAGGACATTGCCGAGACGTTCAAGTACGACGACGAGACGCCACGTGAGACCCGCGCCGCCGTGAACTACATCCTCGCCACCGTGGACGCCCCGGCCCCCACCCTCGAGGAGGGGATCAGAGAATGGGTGGAGAAGCGCTACTCGGGCGTCATCGGCACCGGGAAGTATGAACTGATCGCCCTCGCTGACAGCGCCGAGCAGATGGAGCACGACCTCGCGGAGGCCCGTGCCGAGGTGGAACGCCTCACCGTCGAGCGGGATCGTCTGGAAGCCGCCCAGCACCTCGCAGACGGCAGTGCATGGGGCGGCCCCGTCCGCGAACCTACCGTGCAGAAAGGTGCAGAAAGCAACGCAGAAACACCCGACCCCGCCGACGTGAAGCCGGGGGAAGCGTGGATGGTGGAAGTTCGCGGGGAACGACGCCCCGCCGTAAAGGACAGGGACAGCATCGGCCCGTGGAACACCATCGACCCTGACGGGCGGTTTCTCATGGAGGACAACGAAAACGTCACCCTCCTGCATCGTCTGGTGCCCGCGCCGCGTGTCATCACCAACCCCGACGAACTCGACAGGCTGGCCGCCAGTTCGGTAATCCTCAGCACCGACGGTGACGCCTGGCAGAAATCCTCGGAGACCAGCCTGTGGGTGTCCGCCTGGTGGGCCACCAGTGATGGGGAGCCGTCCAAGTGGACCGCAGACCGCCTGTGCGACGAGGACCACCCCGTCACGGTCCTGTGGGAGCCAGAAGCATGATCCACCACAACCACCAAGCCTCGCCACCGTGCGGGGCTTCTTCCATGAAGGAGGACAAATGATCGAGTATGAGCAGGTGGACCACACCATGCTCGCCATGATGGAGATCTACCGCCGGCAAGTCACCGACCTGAAGGAGAGCCTGTATCACTCCGAGGAAGCACGGCAGCACGCCGAGGACGACTACGAACCCGAACGGAAGCGCGCCGATGAACTCCGGGGCTGGCTGAGAGAATCCAAGGCCAGAGAGCAGAGCTTGCAGGCGACCGTCACCGAGAAGGACGCCAAGATCACCAAGCTCGAAGGAATCATCGAGTCGCTGAAGATCGAACTGCAGGACGCCCGGGCAGCCGCCACCGCAGCGAAAGAGGAGGGCGGCCACTGACTAGTCTGAAAGCGACCGCCGAACGCGCCGTGCTCGGCGGCATCCTGCAACACCCCGACCGCATCCCCGAAGTCACCACACGGTTGCGCGTCGATGATTTCGAGACCGAACGGCACCAGAAGATATTCGCCGGACTCATCGCCGGATACAACGCAGGCCGCGTCGTCGATGACCTGTCTGGCGCGAACTACCTCCTGGAAACAGGTGTATGCAAGAGCGCCGATGATGCTATCGCCGTCACCTCACTGGTAGGTGAAGCGCCGCTACCGGTGTCGCTGATCCTGCACGTTGAGCAGGTCGCGGACAACGCCCTACGCCGGAGGTTGAGCGCGGGTCTCACCCGTGCGCAGCAGGCGTACCGCGAAGGCGCGCCGATTGAAGACCTGCAACAGCTCGTTGACGAGATCGCGGAACTATCCGCCGACGTTCCCAGCGCAGAAACGCACCGCATTGGGGAAACCCTCGATGAACTGTTCGATGAGATCGAGGCGCGGGGGAGTGGTGCGATACCGGATGCGGTACCGACCGGGTTCCCTGATCTTGACCGGAAGTTGAACGGTGGGTTCAAACCGGGGCAGATGATCATCGTCGCGGCACGGCCTGGTGTTGGTAAGTCAACCCTCGCGGTCGATGTGATGCGGAACATGACGATCCGGGCCGGGTTGCCGGCCCTACTGTTCAGCCTGGAAATGTCAGAGGCAGAGGTACAAGAGCGTGTCGTGTCCGCCGAGGCGCAGGTACTCATCACAGACTTACGCACCGGGCGGGTGGACGATGCGGGGTGGGAGAAGATCGGCCCCGCACGCGACGCACTCCAGGACGCGCCACTGTACGTGGATGATTCGCCGGAGTTGACGATGGTGGAGATCGCGGCGAAGACGAAGCTCGCGGTGAAGCGGCACGGTGTCAAGCTCATGGCCGTCGATTACCTCCAGCTACTCAGGTTGGGTGGTAAGGCGGATAGTCGGCAGGAGGAAGTGTCGAGCATCAGCCGGCAACTGAAACTGTTGGCGAAGTCGTGCAAGATCCCGGTGATTGCTATCGCCCAGTTGAATCGTGGTGTGGAGCAGCGCGGGGATGATGCAACACCGCGACCATCTGACCTGCGGGAATCGGGTTCCCTGGAGCAGGACGCGGATGTGGTGATCATGATCCACCGCCCGGACGTGCTGAACAAAGATCATGCGAGGGCGGGTGAGGCGGATCTGATCGTGGCGAAGCATCGTGGCGGGGATACGGGCACTGTCACGGTCGCTAGCCAGTTGCACTATTCGAGGTTTGTGTCAATGCAATAGGAGGACAACATAGACATTCCAATCATCGCGGAGAAGGGCTGCATGCCTGTCCGTAAGCATCCGACCGATGCAGGCGCGGATCTGATCGCGGCAGAAGATGTGGAGATCCTGCCCGCCGAGTGGCAGTTGGTGAGTGCGGGGATTCAGGTCGCTATCCCGGTCGGGTTCGCCGGTCTGGTGCATTCCCGGTCGGGCTTGGCCGCAAATCACGGCGTGTCGGTCCTCAACGCGCCAGGGGTGATCGACAGTGACTATCGGGGCACGGTGAAGGTGAACTTGCACAACGCGGGCATGTTCCCCGTCGAGGTGAAGAAGGGCGATCGGATCGCGCAGCTACTCATTCAGCGGATCGAACGCCCCACACTCACCCCTGTTGCCGCACTGGATAACACCGAGCGCGGCACGGGCGGGCACGGCTCAACCGGGCGTTGACCAACACCGAGGAATGGGTGCGGGACGCGCTCAACAGTGGCATGGAATGCACGCTATACACCCTCAAATCATGCGTCCTGCGGGAGCAATCGCACGAGGTTGAGGGGATCATGCGCCGCCTAGTCGAGGAGGGCTGGGCGGCGCAAGTGAAGAAGGACAAGTGGAGGAAAATTGAGTATCGCTGAGCTGCGGAAGTACGGGGTGCGGAAGCCCCGCACCGCGAGGGAATGGTTGGACGAGATGAGCACGGAGGAGCGGGAAGTGGTGGAGATGGTGATCGTGAACCAGCCCGCACCTCGGGCACTGCGGGCGTTGCGCGAGCACGCCGGATACCCGTTCGGGCTAACCGCCCTGAAGATGCTGCGAACCGAACTGAAGGAGACTGTGTGAGCGAAGTCGATCTGAACGCACTGAAGACACTGAACACCCCCGCCCCGTCGGGCTGGACCCCCGGCGTGCAGTGGGAAGGTGATACCGGTCACGTCACCACGACCCCTAAGCGCGCAGGGCAAGAGCCGAGCAAGGACGAGGTAAACAAGATTCTCCGGGAATCGCACCTTGACCCTGACGAGATCATCGTTGACTGGTCACAGAAGGCCAGTATCTCAACGAAGATCGGCGCGGACTCGAAGATGGTCGAGTGCTGGTACAAGTTGCCGATCACGCGAAAGCCTGAGCGCACGTTCGACGTGGAAGACCTGCTCGACAACATCTACGCCGAGCCGTCGTACCCGTATGAGCCGCGCAGTGGTTGGCGCACGATCATGCTGGCGGACACTCACATCGGCAAGTCAGCTCAGGACGGTGGCGGTTCCGAACTCCTTATCCAGCGTTGGCGAGACAGTGTGGACCGAGCGCTAGACGACGGCCCATTCGAGGGAATCAACCTTGTACTCGGCGGCGACCTCATCGAGGGCTACGTCAGTCAGCACGGGAAGAACATCGGCGGCTGTGACCTGACCCTGACCGAGCAGATCCGGGTTGCCGGCCACCTCGTATCGGACACGGTGCAGAAGTGCTTGGAGGCGGCGTCGGAGGTGATTGTGGCGGCGATCCCCGGCAACCACGGTGAATCGACCCGCGTGTCGAACGTGTCCATGACCGACTCGTTCGATATCCAGATCGTCAACAACGTGCAGCAGGCAATCGAACTGGCGGGCCTCGATGACCGTGTGAGCTTCTACTATCCGGAGCCGAACACCGGGGACGTGACCTACACAGCGGGAGGGTTGACCTACGCGGTGGTGCACGGTCACCGGTTCAGTGGTGGCCCGGTGAACGGCGCTGAGAAGTGGTGGGCGGGGCAGATCACGAATGACCGGCCCGCTGCCGCTGCGGACGTGTTGCTGTTCGGTCATTTCCACGGGATGCGGGCGTGGTCGTGGACGGCACGACGGTGGATCATGTGCGCCCCCGCGCTAGAAACGCAGTCAACGTGGTTCGCCAACTCGACTGGCGCGACCGGCAATCCGGGTGTCCTCGTCTTCGATGACGTGGACGGTAAGCCCGCGAACATCTCAATCGTCTAGGAGGACACGTGAGCGACTACTACAAGTTCGGGAAGGTGCAGGTGCTCGACATTAGCCGTCACCTCACGTCGAACGCTGGGCAGGCTGTGCAGTACATTGCCCGGTCCTGCCGACTGGACGGCAACAACAAGGGCGAGGTTGAGGCGGACCTGCGGAAGGCAATCGACTTCCTGAAGGATGAACTAGACAGGATCGACACATCAGGGCACAACAGTGATTGGTTCAAAGATGCAGCGGTAGGGACTGAGGTTACTTCACCTGACTGCACCGTTTGGCGAAAAGGCGCTTGGGGTGGATGGGATATTGTGCGTCCTAAGTTCAGGGTCGGATGGTCTGATAATGAGGGCCTGGCTGAAAGGTTCGCCGTTGACTGATCCTGTTCACGAACTGTACGAGAACGCTAACCACACGAACCGCCGCACTTTTGAGGTGACGGCGGTTTTTCATGTGGAGGCGCGCAACTGGGAGCACGCAATCGAGTTGGCGCTGGATGATCCCCGCGAGGGTGATTGGGACGCCACCGAGTCTTGACCCGCTAGACGCACTGGCCGTGAGGCGCACTGCACCACGAGGAGGAGAACGCATGAAAGTTCCGATTGACTACCTGATTCTACTTTTCCTATTCGGAGTCTTTATGCCTTCCATTAAGGGGTGGGAATCCTATGGAAAGTTCGCAATGACTGTCGCTGGTGGATGGGTGGTCCTCGAAATCGTGAAGAAGGTATGGCAAGACACCCGGAAGAAGAAAGAGGAATCGTGAGAGAACTAGCACTACTGATCGCCGGATGCTTGGCGATCCTGTGGCACGCGAAGGGGCAGAAGTGAGGCGCGAGGATGACGAGTACGAGTACGAGCAGGACCGACGGTGGGCTGAGAACGAGGGCTGGCGGTACACGCCCGGACCCTACGGCGGCTGGTATCGCAAACACCACAACGAGGAGGACGAATACCTGTGAATGACGCTGACATGGTTCGAACAGTATCCACTGAGCATTTCGCGCACATCGCGAAACTTCACGCCGCCGTCCGCGACATCAACGCAACACTTTTCCCAACGTGGGATGGGCTGCACTACGAGTGGCGACTTGTTGACGAAAATGGAAACCCTGTCGCAATGGGCGACTATGGCGAGTACCCCCGATTCCACACAGAGGAGACTGCATGAGCAACCGCAAGATCACCGGAACTGTGGAATCATTCCACGTTGACGTAACCATCATCACCAATAACGAGAGGGAAATCCGAGTACCGGAATCAACCACGCTCACCATCACCGTCTCCGGCGACCTGAGTAAGCACCTCGACCTCGAAAAGCCGATCATCATCACCCAGGAGGACTAGTTGAACATTGTTACCCCGAAGATTGAGTTGATCGCATCAACCACCCTCACGTACACGCCGGGGGGCGGGCCGAAGATTGAGGACTGGATGAGCCTCGACCCTGCCGCAACCGACGCGGAATGCCTGGTCGAGTTCGCAGGGCGCGGCTGCTATGAATCCTGGGACAAGCCAAACCCGAAGACCGCACGCAACGCCGATTACATCAACCGCACCGCGTTTGAGATGCAGCACGGCAGCATCCTAGAGCACGCCAGCGCGACGTTCCGATTCTCCGGCGTGTCCCGCGCATGGCTGATGGAGATGGAACGCCACCGACACCTGTCCTGGTCGGTCGTGTCGCAGCGGTACGTGGACGCCGCAACATTCGGCGTGGTCATGCCCCCGGCGATTCGGGAATACTGCAATCCAGTAGAAGACCCTGAAGGTAACCCGTTCGGGGACATCTTCTCATTCATCAACGACGCAAACGATGCCATGAAGAACTATCAGGAATGGGTCAACGAGCTGTCCACCGAATGTGGTCTGCCTCGCAAGCAGGCCCGTGAAGCTGCCCGTAGTGTCCTTCCGAATGCGACCGAGGTGCGCGGAGTTGTCACCGGAAACCTTCGCGCATGGTCCACCATCCTCCCCCTGCGGGCACACCCCACGGCGGACGCGGAGATGCAGGAAGTGTCCCACCTCATCCTCGACGCACTAGCCCCCGTCGCCCCCACCGTCGTAGACCACCTCCGATACCAGATCTCCTACCCCGACAAGGAGACCGCATGAGCGAAGTGATCCGTCTCCATCCAGATGACCATGAAGCACTAGCAGCATTCGACGCAGCGCACACCGGGGCGAAGACCACATGGTTCAACGGGGACTGGCAGGCGATCAAGAAGCACTACTCCGACGACGGACTGACAATCATCTTCGACCATAAGGGGACCGCATGAGCCTGTTCGCCATCAACCACCCACCCGAAGACACCGTAACCACCCTCGGCTACGGGGCCGTGTCCTACGAACTCGAAGTGAGGGAACACGGCACAGACGAAGACGGGGAAGAGTACACCACCGAGCACTGGGAAACCGTGGTCGTATCCGGGCGGGTCGAGGAAACCAGCCGGTACATCATGATCACCGACAGCAACAACGCCACCGTGCACGTCCTACACCAGCGGGTCGATCAGATCATCACCTGCCCCACCCTGGAGCAGTGGGAGTCGTACCGGATGCACGCCGATCTTCACGCAGCAATGGGGGCAGAAAACTGACTCTGAAAATAGGTTCACTATTCAGTGGCTATGGCGGTCTCGATCAAGCGGTCGAGACCTTTTTTGATGCCCAGGTTGCATGGTTCGTTGAATACGACGAGGCGCCATCAAAAATCCTCGCACACCACTACCCCGATGTTCCCAACTACGGGGACGTAACCACAATGGATTGGAGCACGGTTGAACCAGTTGACATTCTTACAGGCGGGTACCCTTGTCAGCCGTTCTCCCAGGCAGGAAGACGACAAGGAGAGAACGACGACCGCCACCTCTGGCCCTACGTCCGCGAAGCAATTCGCCACCTACGACCCCGGTACACGATCCTGGAAAACGTGCGCGGACACCGATCCCTCGGATTCGACCGTGTACTCGGAGACCTGGCCGAAGACGGGATGCATGTTCAATGGACGAGCCTACGAGCTGCCGACGCCGGGGCACCGCACCATCGAGAAAGGGTCTTCATCTTGGTTACCGACCCCAACCGCGACGGACTGGAAGCGGGATAACTTCCCATCGTGCCAGAAGCGTAAGTCGCCGCCGATAACCGCAGTAGACACACACTTCCCTCGACAGCAGTTCCTTCCAACTCCGAACGCATATTCGGGGGTGGCTGGCGGAGGGCAACACCCTGACAAGCGGAAGGCCGGCGGACACTCCGTGGGCATCAACGATGCAGCTATGGCGATGGGCGAAGCGGCAGAGCAGCACCCTCCGTACGGTCGGTACACCCAGGTTGTCCACGGCTGGTCAGAAGCGTTCCGCCCCGCCCCGTACCCGGTTGAGGTGGGGGCGCGTGGCAAGTATCGACTGAACGCCGCGTTTGCCGAGTGGATGATGGGACTTCCCGAAGGGTGGATCACGTCGGACGAGATTGGACTTAGCCGACGCGACCAGTTGAAGGCTATCGGTAACGGTGTGTGCCCTCAGCAGGCGCACCTCGCACTGGAGCGACTGTTTGGCGGTGCTTACTCTGCCTAGCTTCTTCGTTGAGGGGGTTCCGGCACCGCAGGGCAGTAAGTCCGGGTTTATCCGTGGGGGCCGGGTGGTGTTGGTGGAGTCGAGCAAGAAGGTGAAGCCGTGGCGAGAAGCGGTGGGGGCGAAGGCGCGAGAGTCGGTGGGGGAACTACTGGACGGGCCGCTAGAACTGACGGTCGAGTTCATCATGCCCCGCCCGAAAGCGTTGGGGGATAAACCCGCACCACCGATGGTGCAACGCCCAGACGCCGACAAACTCCTGAGGTCCACCTGCGACGGCCTGACAGGTTCCGCATACGTGGACGATTCGCAGGTCGTCACCATCCACGCGCACAAGAGGCGCGCTGAGCCGGGGGAAGCGCCCGGAGCGCACATCACACTAACCACCACCAACTGACAGCGCGTGTGCCGCTGAACTGCCCCCGCGCACATACCAGCGGGGGCTACCAACCATGCAAGGAGACACTTTGACCGACGTTACTTACTTCGATCTCAACAGTGAAGTCAACATCCTGAAAGACGGGAAGCTTCAGCTCGACAAGGACCGAGAAGCAGCCCGCGCCTACCACCTCGAATACGTCAACACCCACACGCGGTTCTTCCACTCCCTCGAAGAAAAAACCGACTACCTCGTAGGGAACAACCTCTGGGACCGAGCCACGGTTAACCGATTCACCCCAGAACAGTTCAAGTCCCTGTTCAAGCTCGCCTACACGTACAAGTACCGCTTCCAGTCATACATGGGCGCGTTCAAGTTTTACCAGGCGTACGCACTTCGAGACGTTGACGGCGAGACGATCCTAGAGCGGTTCGAGGACCGCGTTGTTATGGTCGCTATCGACCTTTCGGGTGGCGACTTCCAGCAGGCGCGGGACATTGTGGACGCGATCATCACCGGACGTTTCCAGCCCGCTACCCCCACGTTCCTGAACGCCGGTAGGGCGCAGGGCGGGGAGCGCGTGTCATGCTTCCTACTGCGTGCCGAGGACGACACCGAATCCATCACCCGCACATTCATGTCGGCGGCACAGCTGTCCCGGCGTGGCGGTGGTGTGGGAATCAACATCAGCAACATCCGCGAAGCGGGCGCACCAGTCCAGGGATTGAAGGGCGCGGCACGAGGGCTGATCCCACCGGCGAAGGTTCTGGAAGACACGTTCTCCTACTTCGACCAGTTGGGGCAGCGTCAGGGCGCGTGCGCTATCTACGTCCACGCAAACCACCCCGACGTGATGCAGATCCTCGACTCCAAGCGCGAGAACGCGGACGAGAAGATCCGACTGAAAACCCTTTCCGTGGGGATCATCATCCCCGACATTGCGTTCGAGCTGGCGCGGGACAACAAGGACATGTACCTGTTCAGCCCCTACGATGTGGCGAAGGTTGAGGGCAAGCCGTTCGTTGACTGCGTGGTGTCCGATCGTTACCACGATTGGGTGGAAGATGAGCGGATCACGAAGAAGAAGGTGAAGGCCCGCGACTTCTTCCGCACCCTGTCTGAGGTGCAGTTCCAGTCTGGGTACCCGTACTGCATGTTTGAGGACAATGCTAACCGCCAGCACCCGATGGGTCACGTGGGCAGGGTTAGCCAGTCCAACCTTTGCAATGAGATCTACCAGCTCCAGACCCCCTCGGAGTTCAACCCGGACGGGTCGTTCAAGGTCGAGGGGTCGCAGATCTCGTGCAACCTTGGTTCGTTCAACATGGGGAAGATGCTCGGCCTGACCACGGATGAGTTCGTGGACACGGTTGTTGTCGCAACGAAGGCGCTGGATCAGGTGTCGCGCACGACCAGCATTGACGCCGTGCCGGATGTTCGTAGGGGTAATGAGAACTCGCGGAGTATCGGCCTGGGGCAGATGAACTGGCATGGTGCGCTCGGAAGCCTTGGTATTGAGTATGGATCGCCGGAATCACTGTGGATCTTGGATCGCTACATGGCTAGGGTGACGTGGGCGGCGATGCTCGCGTCAACGCAGATCGCACGAGAGTACGGCCCGCACGCATGGTTCGACGGGTGCGAGTACGACACCGGGGAATGGTTCACCCGTGTAGTCGATCCGAAGGTGGATGAGTTCGGGGATGACCTGGAGATCATGCCCGGACTGTCCGCACCGTCACGAGCTGAGTGGGATGCGCTGCGACTGGAAGTGGCGAAGTACGGCATGGCGAACGCCTACCTTCAGGCAATCCCACCGACCGGCAGTATCTCGTACATCAACCACTCCACGTCCTCTATCCACCCGGTGGCGTCCGGTGTGGAGATCCGTAAGGAGGGGAAGCTCGGGCGCGTGTACTACCCGCAGCCGCACCTCACGAACGAGAACGCTGCACTGTTCCAGTCCGCCTCAACCATCGGATACGAGAAGCTGATCGACACCTACGCAGTGTCGCAGCATTGGGTGGACCAGGGGCAGTCGTTGACGATCTTCGTCCCCGATACCGCAACCACCCGCGATCTCGACCGGGCACGGATCTACGCCTGGCGCAAGGGATGTAAGGGGATCTATTACATCCGCATCCAACAGCCGGCCATGACGGGCACCGCTGTGGAGGGTACCGCTGCCGGGTTCTGCGAGTCCTGCGCACTGTAACCAGCGGGAGGCGGGGAGCGCATACCCGTCACGCTCATCTAAACGAGGGAGAAACAAATGAAGGAATCAGCAGCACTAATTATCGCGGTCGCAGTGCTCCAGGGCTTGCTCGCCGCCGCGCTTGTCGAGTGGGGGATTCGCCCACTGGTCGCAGAGTTCGGGCATGAGGTGGGGTTCGGGCCTGTGTTCATCACGATTGTGTTGGGCCTGCTCGTGTTCCGGGATACGCGCATCGAGACGAAGGAGAACAAATGAACAACTACAAGCGGGCGCGGGAAGTGCTCGGAGGGTACCGGCTCCTCGCAAGGGGACTGCGGGATGAGGGGCTGATTGCACCGGATCTGCCAGAGCCGACCGTGAAGGATGACGGGTGGGTCGAGTGGGGCGGCGAGGTCGCATTCCATCCCGACGAGGGGTTGTGGTCCTACGACAACGGGGCGATGACCCTGGACTCGCCAGACCGCTTGCGCGAGGTTGCGCTGATCTACCTCGCCGCAGCGAAGTACGCAGAGGAGAACGCATGAAGTCAGTAGCGGACCTACTACCCGCACCGCCAGACGGCAACAAATGGTGGGTGACCGTACTCAACAGCAACACCGGGGAACTAGGGATCACCCTCACCCACACGAAGCCGTACCACGTGTGGGGGAAAACAACGATCAACGAGAAATGGACCCCGGCGAAAGTACGTAAGACGCTCGCCGGGATGATTGAGGAGGCGGAGACTGGACGCGCAGCAGCTTAGGCAACACCTGGATCACACCATCGACGCGATCCGGCGACACCGGGCACGAATCCAACGAGGCGGGATCGGATACAGCGACACCCCAACGTTCGGCGGGTTCGGCCCAAAGAGTCCCTGCAACGATGCGATGATGGACCTAGCGGACACTGAGGCGGCGTGCCTGGGGAACATTGCACTCACCTGTATGCGGCGGGGAACTATCCCGCCTGTTAGCCTGCGGCCACTGTGGTTCACGAACCGGGGGAAGTGCATCGGACTGCGACTCATCGGCCACGACGAGGACGAGTTCGACTTGTTCGGCAATCACACGGGGGAAGATTACCTCGCACCGTTGTTCCCGATTGTGAGTCGGCTGAAGGCATATGCGGCTGAGGTTGTGGAGACAGAGGGGGTGGAATGGTTGCTGTACGAGTGGGAGCATGTGCGAGACCTGTACCACGAGATGTACCCGACGGAAGCGCCGGAATGGGGCAGCGCGGAAGAGGCCGCGAAACTCTGCGGTAGATCTGTCTACACGATTCGAGACTGGAGATATCAAGGGGTGATTCGGTGCTTAACCGAGGGAGGGCCAATCCAATACTGCTTGGACGATGTGATGAAGATGGCGAAAATAAAGACAGAGAATATGCATAGAGGGACCCTCACTAAACCCGTGCTATAATAATTGGGTAAGGTTTTCAGGGAAGACTTGAAACCCTTACCTCTTCTCCTTCTGTGGTTCTCCTACCCCGGTCCTCCTGCCGGGGTTCATGCCAAACGCTTACGCAAGCCGACACCGGACAAACGATTGTTGCCGCCGGATCACGGACTGTAAACGCAAGGCACCTACTTCTATAGCCCAATGGCAGAGGCAACGGATTCAAAACCCGTTCAGTGCAGGTTCGAATCCTGCTAGAAGTACCACCCCCTCCCTGCTAGCCGAGGGGGCTTTGCTCCTGACCGTCCCCGGACTGGTCAGCGTTTTTGGAGTCGTTACCCGTAGGTTAGCGGTGCTGCAAAGGTCGCAGATTGGCCGGTCACTCCGGGCAGTGCGGGGTTCGATTCCCCTCCATCGCGCAGGGTTCAGTCAGCGTGGTCATGCTCACTGAACCGAGGGGTACTGGTTGCTACAGGCAGGTGCCCCATTGTTACCGGTAATCCTTACGGATACGCCGAAGCCCTGGTGACGTACGCGGAACTAGGGAACGCCCCGGACGCGGGGCAGCGTCATTGGCGAAGTTGGTTCGCACCAGTGCAAGTAGCTGGAGACCCGGGTTCGAGTCCCGGATGGCGCACGAACCTGCCGTTTGCGGATGGTAGGAAGCGCGGCTGTCGGTGATCCTCGCCGGACGACGAGACCCGACAACGCCAGCCATCACGGCGCGTGACAGGCAGGCACCAGGGGTTCAAGCCCCCGGCACGCACAACACCCCCCCCTCTCATCGAAC